TTCTGAACACCAAGAAGATTATATGCGTGCATGGCTTGACGGCTATACAGTCGAAAAACCGCAGCTGTTCTATTTGAAGCACATTGATTTTTGTAAAACAGATAAACACTACGATTGGTTTACAATTAAACATTCTGATGGTCCACTAAATCATTTGAGAGTTGAAAAAGGGGAAAAACCATCTACTATTGATTGTAAATTCACCAAGCAAGAAATCGACAGCATGCAAACTGGGAGCTATGAAAAAATTGAGGTGACGGAATGAGCGAACAAAAATATGAAGTTGAATTTTTAAATAATGATGATGGCAGATTTTTACTTTTTGGAGGAGTAGCCAATTATCATGAATGTTTTATAGAACAGAAAGAAAACAACGAAGGGTATTGGCAACAGCATTTCACAGAACAAGAAATCAAGTCAATTGATGAGCGTTACTGGCAGTTTGCTGTGCCTGTGGAGGACGGAGAATGACAAGAGGATTTAAAAAACTAGATGGAAATGCGACTATTCCAGAACGAGCGACAGAACATAGCGCAGGGTATGACATTTCAGCAAGTGAAACAGTTACGATTCAACCTGATGAAATAAAAATGGTAAGTACAGGTCTAGCTGTTCAACTCGGACGTGACGAAGTGCTGAAATTATATGACCGCTCAAGCAATCCAGTTAAGCGTGGCATTGCATTGATTAATTCAGTAGGAATTATCGATTCAGATTATTATCCTAATGAATTCAAAGGCTTGTTTATGAATATCTCAAAAGAGCCTGTAACGATTGCTAAAGGTCAACGAATTATGCAAGGGGTATTTGTCAAATACCTTACAACAGACGATGACAATGCAAACGGAGAGCGTACAGGCGGTTTTGGTAGCACTGGGGAGGTGTGAGAATGATTAAAACCGAACATGACAAGGTTTTGACTTTATATTGCCAAGACCAAAAAATAGTAACGAATGGAAAGTTATTACGAGTGGAGTTAGGGTTACCTTATCAAATCATGTCATTTAGATATGTCGGAGAAAGCTCAACAGAATATACACGAGGTGACTTTTATAACGTTATTGATTGCGGGCCGCATTGGCATACTAATGAAATTGTAGTTTGGGTTACCAATAATGGACATCCTGAAACTACTGATGTTGATTATTGTACAGCGTTTAGTTTTGATACATTTTTGTCTGATTTTGAATATGACAGTAAATATCTTGAATTAATGGATAAGGTTAAAAAACTACAAGAAATTCGAGTAGAAGAGCTTAAAGATTTTAGTATGAAAACTTTACAGGCAGAACTGAAAAATCAAAAACTCCAAGAACAGCTTAACACTGCGAAAAAGGCACTGACAGAAATAGCAGTTATTCCAACAAAATTTGATGATGGTGGAGCAGGAGAAATTGCGGTTGAAATAGCTCATGATGCACTCGCAGCGATTGGAGGGGATGATGAGTAAAAACAAATATTTTGTTGATGAGTATGATGACGGAGAATTGATAAGCACTACTGATTTTGATGATTTCAACAATGCTTTGAAGTTTTATGCAATGAAGTGGAAGTGGGGATATTCCGCTAGACTTTTCCGAAACGTCTTAGATTTGGACGGAAATACCATCAAAACTGAACGATTTGAATACACTTGGAAATAAAGGGAGTGAAAATGAGTGAATTAGAGGAATTTAAAAAAGTCGTAAGTCCTATTGCATACGGATTAGCATATAAATCGAAGCTTGGAACTACAGAGTATCAACAACTGTATGCTGATGGAGATGTTATTAAATATTTTAATAATAAACCCCAGCTCACGATTCCGAAAAGCATTGCGGATTTATTGGATGAAGAACTGAATCCGCTTAAGAGAGAATCAATGATTGAGACGTTCGTGCTTGGAGTTAATTATTTAGTTCTGTCAGATGAATTAATGAAATTCGTTATAACAGGAGATAATTATCATATTATATGCGCCTACCTCGCAGGCAAAGCCTTCGGAGTTGATTTAGTGAAAGTGGTGGAGGGATGAAAATTGAATTAGAAACAAGACCCTGCTTAGTAACTTTTAGTAATAAAAAGCAGATTCAGGGAACTTTTATGGGATTATTTCAGCATTCGCATACTCATGGAGATTCATTAATAGCTGGTGGTTTTAAAGCAGGAACCGTCGCTTATCCTATCGCTATTGTAGAAATCAATGGAAAAATGCAAGAAGTAAGAATTAGTCAGATTGAATTTCTTGATGTTGCGAAAAGCGAGGTATCAGAATGACCGACAAACTAATATCGCTGGTCATTGACTGGTGGGGAGGGATTGAATGAAAACAAAAGAAACACTTGAACTTGAGGAGCTTTTGTTTAAAAGTCATGGGCATAAATTGGGAGAATACTCTTGCTTTGAGGTTACATTTGGTAAACGTGACCCTTGGTCTAAAGGAACAAGCGAACGAGTTGATTTTGTATCTTATGAGAATCAAGGGAATACTTTTAGATGTTATGAGATAAAAGTTTCAAAACCTGATTTTATGAGCAGTGCTAAAAAAACATTCTCAGGAGATTTCAACTACTTTGTTATGCCTAGAGAGCTTTGGGACAAACTGACTGAGGAAAATAATGAGCTTTTACGAACATATTTATTTTCTGGAGTTGGTGTGATTATACCAACAATTAGAAAAGGTGGTCTTGAGGTTGTAAGAAAACCCAAAAGAAAAAATGTGGCTCTTCATGAAAAATCCCATATGTTGGAAAGTATGATGAAATCTATGTCACGCTATGTCAGATTGGAGGACAACCAATGAAACTTTTGTGTAAGCTGTTCGGGCATAAGTGGGGTTACTTCTCCACAATACCGAACGAATTAATCTGTAAAAGGTGTGGCGCTGAAATCAACCGCTCAGAACTTGACGAGTCTAGCGGTAGTCACGAAAAATGGCTTGATAAACATATGGATTGAGGTGGAGATGATAAGGCTGCAATGTGTGTTGCTTATGCCAATAGTTTAGCAGATTTAATTCAAGACATAGAAAGCAACGCAGGTTGGCGCACTGATAGCAATTGTGCTTTCAAAGTTGCCTATATCGAGGAGGTTGTGGAATGAAAGATGCATCAAAATTAGTTTTATTTATCATCATGGCTACGAGCATTTTATCGCTTGTTATATCTATGCCAACGCTGATTGTGGCAATACTTATGGGAATTAAATACTTTGCCCTTAGAGCGCTAATCGCTGTGATTATGGGTACCGTAATTTTCTCAATAACTTGGGTAAGATTGAACAACCAAATGGACAAAGAACTTCAAAAAATTGATGAAGAGCTTGCTGAGCACAAATCAAAAATGGGGCAGCTCGACAAAGAATTTGATGAACAGCAAAAAAGAGTCACTGACAGATTTAAGAATTTGAGGTAAGTAAATGACAAGACGGAGAAAAGCAGAGATAACAAGTGTTTACGGCGGAGATGGAACGAAAATTGATTCTTATGTTTCTCATGATGGATATGTTAATATACCACGTTTCAAGCACAAGAAAAAGCCCATCTCAATGATTAAGGCTTTGAATGTGAGGGACAGCATTAATTATCGGAAAAACTTATGGGCAATACAAGAAAGAAGTAATAAAAATACAATGCTTTTATCAGAAACAGGCGGAGGAGATATGGGAAAGTTGACGTCAACAAATTTAGAAACGGGAGAAAAAAGGTGGATATGATAGATACACTAATTAAAATTTTTTCAATTGTAATCATATCGTTTTTTGTATCTGGTTCAATTGGAGTTGCTATTGCTTATAAAAAACAAATTACAGATGACGGTGCTACTGACATTCTTTATGGAGCAACATTAGCAATAATTGCATGTGCTTTAACTGAGTTATTTATACTTGCTGTTATTGGATTGTTTATCTAAAAAACCCGAACTGACCAGGTTCGAGCGCAAAACTTAATTTATTTAATTATTATATTATTTTTTGTATTATTTGGTCAATTATATTATATCACATCATACTGAGCTAGGAACTCGCTAAACTCAACTGGAGGAGAAAGATGTTAGAAATTAATAACCAAGATAGAGGTAGTGGAAAAACTACTAAAGTTATTGAGCTGATGAAACAAGATAAACAAGCTTTATGTTTAGTACCGAATTTTACAATCAAATATCGTTTATTCCCGAAGTACCTACAAGACAGAGTTATTTCTTCTACTTCTGATATTAGAAACATCTCAATTGAAATGCGAAGTAGAGGTTTAAATAAATTATTTATTGATGAACTGATGCTTTCTAAATTCGATATTGCTAAGCTTTTTTATGGATTGGGTGAAAAACATATTAAAGTTGTTGTTTATGGTACTGATAAGTGATAACAAAAAAAGCCCACGGCAATGGGCTTTACAAACTGATTTATTCTAATACTATTATAACATAACAGGAGTTAGAATATGACAAAAGAATTGACGAAAGCACAATGGCATGATGTTCGAATGACCTTAAGAATTATCATTCGCAATAAGAAGAATGCCAATCAATCTCAGCTTATCAATGAAGCATTAGACAATATTAAAGACGAAGACGATCGTAAGATATTCAAACATTATTATATCGATCGCTGGGGTATCATTAAAATCACTATGAATATGTATTACTCAAAGACTGCAGTCATTGCTAGAAATAATAAAGCAACGCAACAGTTTGCTGAGAAATATGACGGTGGTCATTTACTTAAGATGTTTCATGAATAATATAACAGAAAGGATAACCACATAATGTTAACGATAACAGAAGCGCAAGCAAAAGCAGTCCGGAGAAAGAGGGCCGACTTAAGACTGACAAAATCAGAAGCTCATAAACTTATTGGTATTGGCGAGAAAACTTTACGCAAAGTTGAAGAAGGAAATTATAAAACAAAATCGACAGTTTATACAAAAGTTATGGAATGGTTGGCAGAAGATTATTAATATAAAGAACGCTACTTTTTCGTAGCGTTTTTGTTTTACGATTGAATCATGATAGATGTGAGTACACCAAAGGCAAGACACAGGTTCTATTGCTCAGGAGCTTGGAGACGTATGAGAGAACAGATACTCAAGCGTGATAACAATGAATGTCAATGGTGCAAAGCAGAAGGCAGAGTGACAACGGCTAAGACTGCGACACTAGAGATAGATCATATTAAGGAACTTGAGTATCATCCAGAGCTTGCACTAGAGCCGAGTAACCTGCGTACCTTGTGCCACGACTGCCACAACAAGAGGCATGATAGACACAGATACAAGCAGTTTGATGATGAAACTTTTGAATTCTGATTTTATTGTTCGGAAATTACAGAAAAATAATTAAAATATACCCCCGGGTCTAAAATAATTGGGTCTATTTCCAAATTTACCACAGACCGGTTGGGGTCTTTTAACCAAAAATAAAGCTATTTTTTAAGAAGGGAGCTGAAAATGGTAAATAACAAATTGAAGAAAGTCTTAGATGATAAAAAATTGAGTTTTTCAGATTTGAAAAAGTTGCTTGAAACAAAAGAAATAAAAATAAATAACAGCCAGCTTTCTTTATACTCTAGGGGAAAGAGGAATCCTAAAAATAAAAAAATGTGGATAGATATCGCTGAAGTTTTGCAAGTTGATTTACAAGAAATAATCACTGATATAAATTATTATTTGTCAATCATGAATGAAATATCTGAAAACAGTACTGAAAAAAAAGACAAAACTGAAAACGAAAAAACTAATGACTCACTTTTTCAAGAATTGCTCTCTCTTGTTGATAAAAATTCGCCATCTGAATTAGAAAAAGTGTACCGATACTGCAGCTTAGTTTCTAATTTTGAAAATTTAAGCAAAGCAATTGATAAGGCAGGAGTAATGATTCTGGTTTCTTCTGGTGAAAATGAGATAAAAAAACCACACCCTGCAATTGCAGAAAAAGTAAAAGTAAATGCTGCCTTAATTAAGTTAGATGAATTTTTTGAAGAAAAACGAACATCAAAACCTAAAAATAGTAGCGAAAAAGATTGGAGTAAATTTACGAAGTGATCGATTACGTTCAAAATTACATTGACGGTTATTATGCGGGAATGGTCAAATTCAACTATGAACGAAAATTACTTGTTGATTATATTAAACGTGAGGTAGTGCCTCGTCTCGAATCAGGCGAGGTATTTTTTGACGTTGAACAAATCGAGAATTGTATTGGATATACAGAGAAATATTTCTTTGAATTGGAAGATTTCCAAAAATTCATTATCGGTTTTGTTTTCTTATATTTTTCAGAAAACCATCGGAATGTCTATCGAAAAATATTAATTATGATTGCCAGAGGGAATGGTAAAAATGGATTACTTTCTGCAATAGGAAGTTATCTAACAACCCCTATGCATGGAATCGCTAACTATAATATTTCAATCGTGGCCAACAGTGAGGACCAAGCTAAAACAAGTTTTGATGAAGTTCACGATACAATTGAGAACCATGAAGAATTAGAAGAATTATTTGGTAAGCCGCGTAAATCTGAAATCAAGAACTTACAGACAAAATCGCTCTTTAAATTCAGAACTTCAAATGGAAATACTAAGGATGGACTTAGAGATGGGGCGGTTATCTTTGATGAAATCCACCAATATGAAAGCAATAAAGATGTAAAAGTACATATTTCTGGACTAGGTAAACGACCTAATCCACGTGAATTTTATATAGGAACTGATGGTTATGTGCGTGATGGATTCATTGACCAGATGAAAGATATGGCACTAAAAGTCCTTAAAGGCGAAGCGAAATGGAATGCTATGTTTCCATTTATTTGCAAATTGGATAAGGCAGAACAGGTTGATGACCCTACCCTTTGGGAATTATCGAGTCCTATGTTTTCACTTCCAATGACAGAGTATGCGCAAGGACTTTTTGAAACAGTTCTTGAGGAATATGAGGACTTAGAATTAAATCCTAGCGGACGAGATGAATTCATGACTAAGCGCCAAAATTTCCCAGTGACTGACATTGAAAGAAGCGTGGCAACCTATGAAGAATTAAAAGCAACTAAAAAAGAATTTCCAGAATTAAGAAATCTACCTGCGGTTGGAGGATTTGACTTTGCCTCTACTCGTGACTTTATCGCAGTTGGTGCATTATTTAAGGTTGATGGGGATTATGTTTTCAAATCTCATTCATTTGTTCGTAAAGAATTTGTCGATAGAATATATAGCTATTCAAAACCAAATGAAAATGTTAATGGTAAGCGACGATTTGCTCCGATTAGACAATGGGAAGATGAGGGATTGCTCACAGTATTAGATGAACCGTCAATGGATGCACAGCACGTTGTAGATTGGTTTGTTCGTATGCGTGATGAAGAAGGCTATGAATTCCAAACTATTTGTGGAGATGGCTATAAAATGAGGGAGTATTTACAACCTAAATTTGAAGAAGCAGGGTTTGAGGTCTCTTGGAATGGGAAATTTGAAGAACCGCTCGGTTATCGCGTGGAAGTCATTCGCAACTTTAGGGCTATTGATGCGCAATTATCAACGGTAATTGAGGACAGTTTTGCTAATCAAAAAATTAATTTCGGTGATAATGATATGATGCGGTGGTACACAAATAACGTACTTCGACATTTGAAAAAAGATGGAAATGTGGAATATATAAAAAAAGAAGATGTCAGACGAAAAACAGATGGATTTAAAGCTTTTGAAGCAGCAATGTTCAAGGCTGATTTATTAAATGAAGTAGATTCTACAGATTTTTATGATAATTTGGGTTGGTTTATGGGTTAAACGATACTTTTTAAGAGTAAAAATATTAGATAATTTACTTATGAAGTTATCAGCGAAAGCAAACAAAATGTAATTCGTTCGGTTGGATATACTTCTGCTGTTAGTGGATGCATGGTCAAGGGGTTAAGACACTGCACTTTTAATGCAGAGGCGTGAGTTCGAATCTCACTCAGTCACATAAAGTTGGTTATGACAGTAGCCCATCGGTTTGAATCCGTAAAAGTTCTTTAATTAGTAGAATTATTGAACGCCTGTTGTAGCGAGGATATGGCTAAGGTTCGTTAGTAAGGTCGCACCTTACGACTTAGTATGGAATTGTCAGGGTTCGACTCCCTGACTTGCTATTAAACGTTTATAGCTAAGTGGCTACTGTCTATTAAGACAAAAGGGTCGAGTAGTTAGTGAGTAAAACAGCGGTATACTAACAGCTTAGTGGGTAAGCAAGGAATAGAAACGACTTCGCTATTAGAAGTTATAGAGTTCGTGACTCTATCTTGCTATTGCCATTATATGGCGCAAATGTTTTAGGTATGTGGCTATTCATCCCCTAATTCAACCCGGTGCAGGGTGCAAGCACAAAAAGAAATAATAGTCATTTGTACTCAGCTTTTGCAAGAGCGAGTACATTAAACAGGATGGGTGGCAAGGCGTCACGCTAGTTTCATAAGCTAGAATAGAACGGTTCAATCCCGTTATCCTGAATTGAGAGCTAATGACTCTCTGGGGCTTGCGAGTTTGCGGGCGATTTCGATTGCATTGCTTAATACCGGTGCATGGAAAAATATTTAAATTATTTATTAGTCAGTTTACGCTGGCTATTTTATTACAGGTTGTCCACTGGGCAGCCTTTTTATTTATAAAAACGCTACTTTTTCGCTCTACTTTTCCATTAAACTTGAATTAAAAGTACGGAAAGGAGAAAATGTGGGACTATTTTCAGACATTTGGTCATCTGTAAAAGATAAGTTAAGTGCAACAGATTTAACCGGATATGATGCCTTGTTTAATGCACAAGTCACGCTTGGTATTAAGAATGCTGCTTTAGAATCTTGTGTTTCTTACTTAGCAAGAACTGTTTCTAAAGGTAAATTTGTATTTAAAAATGAAAGCTCGATTACAGATTCTAAATTTGATTATGCTTTAAATATGAGACCGAATCCCAATCAAACAGCTAGTGAATTCAAAATTTCAATGATAAAAAATCTGTTAAATGGTGAGTTATTAGTTATACAGGATGGTGATCAGTTCTATATTGCTGATAATTTTGTAACAAACTATTCGCTTGACGGGAACACATACACGGGAGTGACAGTTAACTTCTCCAATAGCAAAGTTTCTAATGCTCCTAATTCTGGACCATACGCTCAAAAATATTTTAATAGAACCTTTATTCAAGGAGTGGATTGTTTTCACTTAGATAATGACAATATTGGGATAAAAAAATATGTTGATAGTCTATGGGATGATTACGGGAAATTATTCGGAATCTTAATTGCTAATCAGCTCCGTGTAGGGCAAGTTAGAGCAAAAATTAGTATTCCTGTTACTAGTAAGATTGATGATAATGAAAGAATAAAATTACAGCAACAATATGCGACAACCTTATACGAAAAAATGATGAATGATCCTATTGTCTTCATTCCTGCAGACGATAAAGCAAAGTCTTCATATGATGAAATTTCTTCTAGCAAGTCCGCAACACTACAAAATCAGATTACTGACTTTTGGTCTTTAAAAAAAGTGTTTATTGGAGAAGTAGCAGGGTTGATTGGAATTCCTCCGGCACTAGTGCTTGGAGAAACTGCTAATAATTCTGAAAACTTGGATTTAGCAATTGAATCCGCAGTGATTCCATTAGGAAACAAATTATCAGAAGGATTTGCAAGTATTTTAATTAAAAAATCAGGATATTCAGTTGGTAATACCCTACAAATGACTGGATTTAAAACAATTAACATCCTTGATAGGGCTGATGCAATTGATAAAGTTGGTTCAAGCGGTGTGGTTAAAGTAAATGAAGTTCGTGAGGCTTCTAATTTACCTCCAATTCCTGATGGAGATAGATTTATTATGACAAAAAATTATCAAAAGGAAGGAGTACCTAGTGAAAACTCTTAATTTACATGGACCTGTTATTGACTCAGATGACTCTTGGTTTTATGATCTTCTAGAAATAGAAAATATTAACGCTAAGTCAGTTGAAGAATTTTTAGATGAAGCGAACGGTGAAGATATCAAACTATCAATTGATTCAGGCGGGGGTTCGGTACGTACAGGAAGTTCAATCTATACTTTATTGATGAACTACCAAGGAAAAATTACTGCAGAGGTAACAGGGCTTTGCGCATCTATTGCTAGTGTCATTATGTTGGCCGCTGAACACATTGCAGTATCTCCGGCAGCGACTATTGTTATTCATAATGTTTGGTCAGTTAATCAAGGAGATTATCGCGATATGGCTAAACAATCTGATGTATTGAAAGAAATTAGTTCTAGCATTGCTAAAATGTACGCTAAAAGAATGGGATGTACATTGGAAGAAGCGCAAGCAGCAATGGATGAAGAAACTTATTATTCTGCAGATCAGGCAGTAGAGGCAGGAATTGCAGATGAAAAATCATTCGAAGAAGTAAAAACACCCCTTCAAATGATGGCATCAATGGACCAGGCTTTCTCCAGCGATAAAATTGCCAAGCTCAAAAACTTTATGAAGGCTCAAATTAAAAATGAAACTAATAATTCGCAAGAATTCAAGTTGGATTCAGAACAATATCAAGGAATAACAGATCGTTTAGATCAACTTATTTCTTTTGAAAGTGAAGAACCAAATGAAGAACCAGTAGCTAAAAAATCTAATAACTCGGCAGACAAGCCACTTAAAAATCAAAAATTTAAACCACTTTTCCTAGGAGGAATTAAATAATGGACTACACAAAATTACCTAATTACGAAGCAGCTGTAGGAAAATATACAGATGCAGTTGCTAACGGAGCCGATGAAAAAGAACAACAAAAATTATTTGCTCAGTCTATGGAAGTTATGGGCACTGAAATTGTTGAAAAACTTGCTGATCAAACAAACGAAAAAATCAATTCATTGATGTCATCTCGTTCTGCTGAAGTAATGTCAGCAGAAGAAACAAAATTCTTTAACGATATTACTTCTGGTGTTGGAAATGTAGAAAAAACCTTACCTCTTGAAATTATCAATCAAGTTTTTGACGAATTGACTTATGCCCATCCTTTACTTGATGTTATAAATTTCCAAGATATGGGACTTCGTACAAAAGCAATTACTTCCGATGGAATCTATGATGGTGGATTAGCAGTATGGGGGACATTCACTGGTGATATCCAAGGTCAGTTGAACCAAAACTTCGGGGAACATGATTTTTCTCAAAATAAACTTACTGCGTTTACTGTTATCCCTAAAGATGCTCTTGACTATAGTTATGATTGGTTGAAAACATTTATTGTCTTACAATTATCAGAATCAATTGCAGTTGCTCTCGAAACAGCTTTAGTACTTGGAGATGGGAATAACAAACCTGTTGGTTTAATCAAAGATGCTACAGTTGTAAATGGAACTACTACATATGGAGATAAAACAGTATCAGCCGACCTTTCACCGCTTGCTGCTTTAGAAAATTCTCAAGATGTTTCCAAACAAGCTGCTAAAATTCTAGCACCTATCATGAAAAAGTTGTCATTCAGCGAAAAAGGCATTCCTCTCAATATTGCTGGACAAGCAAAAATTTTGGTTAATCCTCAAGATTATTATAATTTCACTGCGATGTTCTTATATTTGAATGCTAATGGAGTATGGGTTGATATCTTACCTTTCAATATCTCTGTAGTCCAATCAATGGCCGTACCTGCTGGTAAAGGAATTGTATTTGTTGCAAATCGATATAATGCTTATCGTGGAAAAATGACAATGCAAGAATTTGACCAAACGTTTGCTCTTGAAGACCTTCAACTTTATACTACCAAATCATTCTATTGGGGCAAACCAAAAGATAATAATGCTTCAGCGCTTGTTACAATTGCGGCCGTACCTGCTGGGTAAGGAGTAGTCAATGAAATTAAAAGTAAAAGCTGTCTTTGATGATTTAAAGGAAAATGTTAGACGTGAAGTTGATGAAGTTTTTGAGGCTTCCGTAGCAAGATTCAAGGAGCTTGAAAAAAAGCTCCCTGGTTTTGTTGAAAAAGTGGAGGAAAAAGAAGATAAATAATAGGAGTTAAATATGAGTACTGCAGAAACTTGGGCTAATGATAACCTTAATTCATTCAAACAAAGAATGAGAATCAGTACTAACGATTCTGACGAACTTGCTAACTTAACAGATATGCTCATAGCCTCTTACACCTCAATTCTTAGATTAGTTGGAGTGCCTGATGCAAGTGATCCAGAAGTTAAGGAATTAATTTTTGAGCGTTCACGTTATACTTATAATGATGCTTTAGATGAATTTAAGGAGAATTATAAGCAAAATATCCGTGATGTATTTTTGGCTAATCAATCTTCTGTTGATGAGGTAATAACATGATTAAATCTCAGAAAATACTTAAGTCATCTAATCGTACCAATAACGGAACAATGCGAACGCAAGTTACATTTCAAGGAGTAGGACTTGATACGTCATTTGACGGGAGAGGCGGTGATCCTATTGTTCTTTTTAAAACCTACGCAGATGTTTATTCCCCTAGTAATAAAGATTTAATGATATTAGGGAATCAAAACGTTAAGAATGGTGCGACGCTTAAAATTCGAGACCCAATGACTGGTTATCAGCCTAAAAACGATGACAAAGTGATTATTGATGATTCGAGATATGCAAATAAAGTATGGAATATCATCGATATTCAGCCAGATTTTCATGATCGTACTTTCTTAAAAATAATACTTGGAGGTACAAATCTTAATGAGTAGTTCAATGACAATCAAAGGATTTGAAGAGATTGAAGCAAAATTGAGAGAAAAGTTCAGTGAAACTCGTGTGAAGAAGATAGAAAGTGATGCACTTAAAGCAGCTGCGGATGAAGCTGTAGTTGATTTAAAGAGTACCCTTTCTCAATTTGCAAATTCTGGTGATACAGTAGCTGGTGTTGTTCGAGGAAATGTTTCTAGAACATCAGGATTCCCCGTCATAAAGATAGGTAACAACGGTAAGCATTGGAGACTTGTCCATCTTGAAAATAATGGTTTTGTCAGAAATGGTAAATCATATCGTTATAAAAGTTTTGGTGCTTTACAAAGATTTTCAAATGCTCAAGGACAAAAATTTGTTAAGACAGCGCAAGCTAATTTGAAGGAGTTGCTAAAATGAATGATATGCTAAGCGAACTTATGCAAGCTTTAGCTAATGACTCTGATATTCTAGCAATTCAAAGAACAGGTGGGCTTAAAAGTTATTCAAGATATGAAAATTTATCTGAAAGCTCAACAAGTATAACAATTACTCCGACTGGTCCACCAGAACAAACAGCTATGAGTAGCAATGATTCACTAGCTAAACATTTTGTTTATCAGGTTAGCATAGAGGCAATTGACCGATTAACAGTAAAAAAATTACAGAATACAGTTGAAAATATTCTAAAAACAAAAGGATTCTTCCAGATGAATGGCGGACTAGATGAATATTTTAGCGATACAAAAAGATATGTTGATGCTCGGTTTTATGAAGGCAATAGCAATCTTTACGAAAATTATTGAAAATAAGGAGAATAAATAATGTCAGTACCTATTGGTTTTAAACGTTTAACAATTCGTATTAAAGACGGAAGCGATCCCGTTCTTAATACAAATAAATTTGTAATTGAAGGAAAAAAAGATAATGGTGGGATGGTTTCCGCTAAAGTCTCAGGATTAGCAGTTGATGCTGTAAAATCTTACTCTTCAAATAAAGTGTATGCTATTTCTGGAAAAGGGGTAGGTGATGGTAAGGTTGACTTTGACATCATGGACTTCCCTGAAAAAGTTAAAAACGCAGTACTTGGAATCGTAGCCTCTACTAATGGCGTATATAAAGCTACTGCAGACCGTACTTCTCCATACTGCTCGATTCTATTGGAAGATGTAACGCCTCAAGGTCATCCATATTTAATGGCATTTGTAGACGGAATGTTCTCTTCTGATGGTCTTGAGTTTAATACAGTACAAGGTAAACAAAGTGAACTTCCATCAGAAGCTATTAGCTTTGCTATTGGTTCTGATGACAACGGATTGTACTACTCTACCTTTGTAGGGACTGGAGCTTCTACTGATGCAGCTGGCATTGCAGAAATTGAAGCTGATGCTTTAATGGTAGCAGCACCTGCAGGAGGTGAGTAATAAATGACTAAGCTATCAATTACTCTTCGTGATAAAGACGGTGAGTTTACTGTTACTCAAGAACATGTTAGCGGTCAAAAGCTTCTTGATTATTGGGATATGGCAGTTGAAATTGAAAAAAACGTTGATAAGATGTCTATTTCAGACGTTTATAAAAAACGGATTAATTTCATCGCTGGTTTATTCGATAGTTCAAAGGTAACAGAAAAATCAATTTTGGCAAGTGTACCTGCTTGGGAATTGCAAAATTTCATTAAAGATGTTTTTGAAACGATTACTGGTTCAAAAGAAGTTACGGGTGACGAAAAAAAGGAACAATGACAGTCTCAGAAGCTCGTTCTGAATTTCTAGACTTTGTAAAAACGCTAGTATCGACTGGTTCATATACTTTAGCAGATATCCTTAGTAATGATTTTTCTACAGTTGTTTCTGTGGTTGGTGCAAAAATTATATCAAATGATGGTAGCGTCGATGAGCCTAAACAAGAAAAAGTGTTATCACTCTGGGAGTTTGGACAGTCATTAAAATAAAAATAGCTCTTATGAGCTGTTTTTTTATTTAAAAAAGAGATATAATTAAATAAAAAAAACTGGAGTATGATATGGAAAAATCAAATGGCAAAGAAGTTAATATTAAAATTCTTTTTACAAAAAAACTTTTGATAGTTCTATTTGCTGGTATGGGACTATTCTTATTTTGTATGTACTTACTTATAATGACTACCGTTAACCATAGGAATCCATTTAATGGGTTGAAGTATATACCATCAAATATGGTTAAAATACCTATTGCTTCAAATCAAGCATGGAAGATAGATGAACCAATTGCTACGAAAAAGCTTGAGAAAGCTGGATTTGGTGTAAAATATATATATGATGGTCCCGTAAGCAACAATAAATTAGTAGGAAAGTGTATAGTTGATCCTTTGGTTGATAATAAAAACGTAATACAGCATTATCAAAAAAAGAAATATGGTTTTGAAAGTTCAGAAGACAAAATAAAGTATGGGTATGATGTGAAAGAAGGGCAAGGATACTATGCTGCGAAAGGTTCAACGATTACAGTGAGAGTTCAAACAAATGATATGGACAAAATCACAGAATCTCATGATATAGATTATTGACAATAAATTTGTAAATTAAGTATTTATACTAATACAAAAAACGCTACTTTTTAAGGGCGTTTTTTGTTTATCCTTGAATTAACGATAAAAGTTCAAGGAGAAAGCCATGGCAGATACACCTTTAGGGAAAATGATAATTGAAATGGGCTTTGATGATTCCAGCTTCGCAAAGGGTGTTACTGGAGTTAATAAGCAATTAGCAGCATTAAAAAATGATTTAAAAACTTCTCAAACATCATTTTCAACATTTGGGAAAGGTGTTGACGGAGTTAAAAGCCCAATGGAAGTTCTAACAAAATCTATTGAGGCGCAAAAAAGGCAATTAGATTTACTAAAAAAATCTTACAATGGTTCACTAATTGACGGAAAAGCAAGCTCTAGCACTCAAAAATATGCGACTGATATTTCTCGTGCAAATGCACAATTAATGCAATACCAGGCTCAATTAAAAAATGCGGCGATTGAGCAATATAAACAAACCTCTATCTTACCTAAAATGTCTTCAGGACTAGGAAAAGTAAGCTCAGGTTTAAATTCAATTGCTTCAAAAGCTATGCCTGCTTCAATTGCTATAACTGCAACATTTGCGAAAGGAATTCAAGCAGCAACTAATTTCAATGGTAAGATGACTGAAATCCAAGCTTTGTTATCAGATGGAACACCAGCAAGTGTTCTTTCTAAGCAAATGGATACTTTATCAGATAAATCTAAACAATGGGCTAGACAATACGGTATCGATACCTCATCTATCAATGATGGTATGGAAGAAATGATTAAACGCGGTTATGATTTTAATCAAACCGTTGGGGCTATGCCTGCGGTATTAGATGCCTCAAGAGCCTCAGGGGAAGATTTCGGAACAGTAATGTCTGCATCAACTGCTATTCTAGAACAGTTTGGTTTAAAGACTGAAGATACAGCATCCATGATGAAAAATACCCAACGAGTAACGGATAGCTTGACATTTGTAGCTAATAAAACCTCTGCAGGATTTGAAGACATGGGAATAGCAATGGAATATGTTGGACCCGTTGCTCATTCTTTAGGTATGAATGTTGAACAAACCGCTGCTGCAGTAGGATTGCTTTCAAATAATGGTATCGAAGGAGAAAAAGCTGGTACATCACTTCGTGGCGCTCTATCTCGATTGTTAAAACCTACTAAACAATCTTCGGCAGCTTTTGAAGAACTTGGCATTAATATCGATGAGTGGAAAAAAGGAAATATCGGTTTACCTGATATGCTCGATACCATCAAAAAGCATACCGAAGGTATGACAGATGCTGAAAAAAGTTCATTAGTTGCTAAAGCTTTTGGTGTAGAAGCTCAAACAGGTATGAACGTGCTGATTAACCAAGGCGGAGATGCATTACGCAACTTAACCAAAGAAACACAAAATGCGACTGGTTATACTAAAAAGCTCGCAGACCAAATGAACAATTCTGATAAGAATACTTTTAATAAAGCTAAAGCGACTTTGGAAGTTTTATCAATTGATTTAGGTCAAAAACTCTTACCTTCAATCATTCCAGTTGTTAAAGAAATAGATAATCTAGCAGGCTCATTTTCAAAATTAAGCCCAGAAACTCAACAATTCATCATTAAAATGGCAATTGCGGCTGCTGCAGTTGCTCCAACAGCGAAAGCTTTAAGTGGATTAACAAGCATTCTTTCGGGAGTGACTGGTGGTCTGGCTAAGCTTGGAGCAAAAGGAGCTGGCGAACTCGCACTTAGAGGAATTGCCACAGAAGCAGGCGGGGCAACTGCTGCGCTAGCTGGAGGTGGTGGCCTATCCGCTTCCTTAGCTGGAATCTCTCCAATACTGGCTGGATTAAGCCCAGTGGCTGTAGGTGCTTTAGGTGTAGCTGGTCTAGCGGGACTAATTATCGGCGTAAGCAAAGCTGTAGATGAAGCAAAAGATAGAGTTAAGTTCTTTGGTCAAGTTGAAGTTCCAAAAGAAACTGTTGATAAAATAGATGATTTTAGAGGACGAATTGACAAAGCCAAGGTAGCAATGGAAGAGTTCGGTACCGGAAGCCAGAATTCAGCCCAAAAAGTTAAAGATGCTATCAATTCACTTTCAGAAGGAACAAAAGGTGATATTGATAAGGCAACCAAAGAAGTTGAAGCAGCAATGAAACGCCAAGGTTATACAGATGAACAAATCGAGGAAATGAAGTCTCGTGGTGAGAAAGCAAAAAATACTGTTCAAGCTGCAGCGAGTGACATTTCTCAAGTTTATATTAATGCCAATAAAAGAGATGTAAGAAATCGTGCCTTAACAGTTGATGAGCAAGCGCGAGTTAGCTCTAACATGAAAGTGATTTTTGAATCAGAAGCTGATGCTCTTAAAATAACAGGAGATAAAAAAAATACACTGATGAAGGCTCTAAACGGAGAATTCAATAATATGTCTAAATCTCAAGCACAACAGGTCGTTAATGACATGAGGGGAATGAGAGAACAGGCAAATAAAGAGTATGATCAACAAGCTTCGGATTTGAAGACTCTGTTGGATGATCAAATTATTACAAAGCAAACTTACAACGAAAGAATGGCCGCGGCAGAACAGGAGAGAAAAGAAAAATTAGAGCGATACGGAGTAGCTGTTGCTAAAGCTGAGGATGTAATCAGAGGAAACCTTAAATTAGGTGAAGCTGGTTACAAAGAGTGGCGTGAAAATGCTGAAGCAGAAATGGGGTTATATGGTGAATCATTCGATGAGGCTTTGGCTAAAGCTGGTGATGCAAGCAAGAAGTTAGGCGATAATGGCAAACTCTTGGCTAAATATACTACTGGGATGTCGGATGATGCAAAAAAAGCAAATGATGCATGGAATAGTATTATCTTTGACCCCAAAACCGGGGAAATTAAAACAAATGCTCCTGAAGCAATAGCAGAAGTTGTTAAATCTAAAGAAGGTTGGGATAATATGCAGTTCATCTTGAAGAACGCTAATTTAACAACGAATGCCAGATTTACAGTCGCAGAAGCTTTAATTGCTAGTGGGCAATGGGACCAGCTTTCTCCTGAACAAAAGAATTTGGTTGTCAATAATCAACAAGGATTGCTTGCTATTGCTGATAGTAGACAAAACATGAAAATTTGGAATGAAATGCCAGATTCTGTTAAGAAAATTCTTGGTGATAATAAAGATTTCTTACAAAATAAAGAAACTGCCCAACAAGCTTTAACTGGTTGGAATACACTTCCTGCTCAAACTAAAAAATTATTAGGTGATGATACCGACTTTTTGAGTAAAAAAGGAAACGCAGCTCAAGCATTGAATACGTGGAACTCTATGCCAGAAAATGTTAAAAAGCTTCTTGGTAATGATACTGATTTCCAAAACAAAAAAGGAGCAGCTGCTAGCGCATTAAAAGCATGGGATGCCATGCCTGAGAATGTTAAGAAAATGCTAGCTAATAACTTTGATGTATTGTCCAAAAAAGAAGGAGCTACTAATGCAATTCTGCAATGGAATAATTTGCCAACTAACACCAAAAAATTATTAGCAAGTAATCAGACATCGGAAGGCGTTAATTCAGCTAATGCATGGATAGAAAATAATTTCAGAGGCAAAACTGCTAATTTACTTGCTAATTCTCAACCAGCCATTGATACTCTTAACTCTTTTCTGAATTTACCGGCTGCTAAAACTGTTCAAATTGTTGCAAGCACAACTAAAAATGCCCAAGGTACACCTTATCATCCTGGAGGGCTTGCTATGGTTAATGACCAAAAAGGTCCAACTTATAAGGAATTAATCAGCCTTCCTAACGGAGTAAGTTTTATTCCAGAAGGTCGAGATGTGACAATGCCACTGCCTAAAGGAACGAAAATTTTGAAAGCTAGCAAAACAGCACAACTTATCCCTAAATATGCCGATGGCACTGGAGGAATTCCAGCTAATGCGAAAATATTTAGAGATATGAGAGCAGTTCAACAGCAGTTAGTCGTTAGTGCTCCAGTTGTTGACAATACCGGATTGTTGAGTGCTATTTTAAAAGCTATTCTAAACAGTGGTACTAATAATGATGTTATTAAAGCAATCCAATCTTTAGCAAATCGTCCATCAGTTTCTGTTTTTGATAAAAAGGATGCTGCTAAAACACTAACAAAATTAATTTCTGAAAATCAAGAAAAGGAATCTCTCATAAGCACTCTGATAGGAGGTCATAATCCGTGAATAAAATAATGAAAATAACGCTGGATGGAATCGACATATCGAAATTGTTTTACTCCGTCACAAATATAAAACGAAATATCGGTTCAAATTGGAGTAATACTACTAGTCCTAGACTTCAAGGTGTAGAGTTTCTTTATAATGCTTTAGGTGGTAAAACAATTTCATTTGATTATGAAATTAATGGCACATTTTTTGATGAAATCAATGCCAACAAAGAACTTCTTGCGAAATATATTAATGTTAAAACCCCAGTACCCTTAATTTTTAATGATGAGCCAAATAAAGTTTGGTATGTTGTACCTGATGGTGAGCAGTCTTTCGAGCAGACTACAGGCACTCTCACGTTCTTAGTTCCAAGCGGTTACGCAGAATCAGTCGATACTAAAGTATTGAATAATGATAACTCAGGCGGAGAAAATGGAACTATCATAAATAATGCTGATAACTCAGTTTCGGTATTGATTAATAATAACGGGACATTACCAATCTATCCCACAATTAAAGTCACTCCAACATCTGAAACAGGTTATTTAGCCTTTGTTGGTCAGAGTGTTCTTGAAATAGGTAATCCAGATGAAGCAGATACAACCACGGCTAAAAGTCAAAAGATAGTCTGTGATTTTAAAACTAAGTCAGACTTTGAAACTAACTTTGTTCCAGATACAAGCTGGACGACTTCATGGCCAACAAATCTTGAGGGAATGCCTTTGAATAGTACCATTGCTTGGAAAGATGATGGGATTCGAATTGGAGCAATGGCGCAATCTTCGCTTTGGAACGCAGGAGTTTTAAGATATGAAGTACCTAAAGATGATTTGGGTAATTATGTTAAAGATTGGCATGCAAATTTCAATACGCTCTATATTCAGAAAAATCTTGAACAGTGCGGCCGATTTCAAATTCATTTTGCGGATGAAAACAAACAGCCTCTTGCTTGCTTTGAAATCTATAAAGGAGGTGTTGGTGAAAATGCAAGTTTGAACTTTTGGCTGATTGGTGGAGATAAAAAATTAAAACATTTCAAAAACCATACATTTTCAGCGACAACTGGAAAACCAGATAAAAATGGCGCTCCACTTTTTGCTGCAAGTCATGGCGGACAAGCTATTGTCAAACAAGGAAACCAGATTTCTTTTTACTGGCGAGGTGTTGCAGAAACTTATCCCATGGGAGATGGGTCTGCATCGACTAAACTGGCTTATGTTTATGTTGTGATGGGGAAAAGACAGTATTATCAAATGGTAGCAGATACAAGTCTTAGATCATTTAAAATAATGAACCTAAATAATGAATATACTGTCGATATTCCTAATAAGTACCAACCAGAAGATGAAATAAAAGTTGATATGGATAAATCAAAAATCACTGTCAATGACTTAGGGGCGAACTCAGACTATATCACGGGTTCAGAGTTCTTTTCAATTCCTCCAGGGACAAGTCAAAAACTAGATATTGTGTATTCAAACTTCACGACAAGTCCGCCTAAAGTTGAAATCGAGTGGAAGGAGCGAATCTTATAATGTTAATTTCAATTCATGACCATACATTGAAACGAGTGGGTTTCCTCAGTAATGACGACTCGGAAACTCCTGATTTTAAAGATGATAATTTTCATCGCTACTTAGCACAGGGGACATCAACTTTTGATTTCACGGTCAATAAAATAAAAAATGGAGTAGTCCAAGATTATGTTCAATTGCTAAATGAGCGAGCTTATTTCAGCTTTCAGTATGA